ATACAGATCGCACAGGATATAGATTTACAGACCATATTGGGAACTTTATTTTACAAACATCTATTGGATGGTATCTTACAAGATGGTAGTACAATATGGAACTCAGATGAGATTATACTTGTAAATGACTATATTCAACCATTCCTTATACAAACAGCGTACTTTAATGCAATCCCTCAGATTATGTATCGTACAATGAATAGAGGTATTGTTGAGGGTACAATGGAAAATGCTAAGTCTGTGGATATTGAAACAATGAAGTATCTACGTAATGTACAGAAAGCAAGAGCTGACTTTTACCTTCAAAGGTTGATGGATTATCTATTAACTGGTCGTGGTCAAAACAAATTCCCTCAATACAACACAGCATCAACAATTGATGGAATGATCCCAGATCGTCTTCAAAAATATAATAATGGAATATTCTTACGTAACTCCACTCGTAAAGGTTGGGATATGTCAAGGATGGCACAAAATGGGATTATGCCATATTCGGAATATGCTAACGCATGGTATAATTGTCCCGATTGCTACTAATACTTAAAACTATGAATAAACCAAATCAAGGAGAAGGAATGGGTCAGTATATCAAAAGAATATTGACTGAAACAAATAAAGGTTACCCAATCCAACAAATAATAAACAACTACAACAAATTTAAAAACTAATGGCTACTTGCTCAGAATTTATATCTGTTTTAAGAAACAGTTCCCCACAGGTACATATCTTCCATAACCAAACTCGTATATACTCAGAACACGTTGCTTTGGGTGGATACTATGACGATGTATTGGATTTAATTGATAGACTAACAGAAACATACACCGCACTATACGGTGAAATTGATGGTTATAAATCAGCACCATACAGAGACTATACATCAAAAGATGATACGGTAATATACTTTAAAACTCTTTATGCTTACGTTCAAAAGAATAGATCAGTATTTCAAGAGAGTTTTTTACAGAACATAATAGACGAACTATCTGAATTATTAACACAAACAATGTTCAGATTGGGATTAAATGAAATGTAATATGGAAAAAAATGAATTTGTAATACCTACCCCAAAGAGTAGTGAAAATAAGTCAGCGTATATCACAAGATGTATGCATGCAATTGGAAAGGAGTATGATACCCCTCAACAAGCACTGGCAGTATGTTACTCACAACTGGAACCAAAGAAGAAGACCATTAAAAAGAAATGATCGGCTATAGCCACACACTTATACTTAACCCTTCAAGAAATTGAGGGGTTTTTATATATTACCAATATGAACACAGAATATTACAGATCAAAAGATAAGGATGAATATTATACACCACCCATACTGGTTGAACCAATACTTCAATATATAAAACCAAATAGTGTTGTATGGTGTCCTTTTGATAAGTTCAGTAGTGAGTTTGTACAACAAATAACCAAACAGGGTCATAAAGTGATTTACGGACATATAGAAGACGGTTATGACTTTTTTGAATATGAACCCCCATACTATGACTACGTCATTTCTAATCCACCCTTTACCCGTAAATTGGAGGTACTGGATAGATTATATAAATTGGGGAAACCATTTGGTATGATACTGGGTCTTCCCATCTTAAACTATCAGGAGGTTGGTGAGTTTTTCTTAGACAAGGAACTACAGTTATTAATAGTAGATAAGAAAGTATCATTTGACGGGAACACATCATCATTCAATAACTCCTACTTCTGTTGGAAACTCTTACCAAAGGATTTAATGTTTGTCCATTTGGAACATAACAATAGTAATAAGTTCTATACTCCCTCAGGTATGTACGGTACGTCATAGACTGAACCTTTGGTTCGGGATATGTACGAAAAAATTCCGGACACCCTTTTAGATTAGGACTTAATTTACCCTCAGGTGTGGGACATTCCGTTGCACGAATGGTGGGTTATGTTTAACAAAAAAGTTCTAAGCAACCAAATCCCCGACCACATTTTTATCCACATCTTGTCCCCATTCAATACGGGACGATCCTGACGGTCGTCCCTTCAGGTGATACTATGTGTCCACTTATATATTATCCTGTCTGTATGTGTCTCTTATACCCCTTTAAATGGATTGTAGTATAACCCTGACGACCGACCGAAGGGAGGGAGGGAGGATAATCAATGGTTAAACATCGGTCCGAAATGAATATTGTCTGGCAAGGATTAGTCTACTAATTTAGTGGGGTATAATAGTCTACCGTGGGTGTAGACTTTAGGGGATTAGAAAAACTTGTAGTATTTCCCTCCTCCTTTCAGTCGTCGGTCAGGGGTAATAGACAGGACCAGTCTATATTACAGGGGTTATACACATCTAATTTAAGAATGTGGATAAGTTTATTTGGAAATTATTTGGTAGTGTGGGTACGGGTGTTTATCTTTGTGTAGTAATTGAAATTAATCAATTATTTAAAATTAAAACATATGACAATTATTAAATTAGATGGAGACAACAGACCACACATCATTGACACGTTCAACGTAGTGGTGGACTTAAAAGAAGATGATCAACAACACATTGATGATGAGTATATCAAATTCTATTTTGAAGGAGAGTATCCTGATGAAGTAGTTGTTGTTATGTATCTTAGTAATTCACCCATTGATGAAGAGTGGTACGAGGTTACTATTATGAAACCTGACACCTCTAAGTTAGAATCATTCATTGAAACAATTTAATTTATAAACAATCCCCCCGTGATGAGCGGGGGGAACAAAACAAATAGATATGAGTTATACATTATATTTAACAGACATTATGTGGAAGAAAAATGGTTTAGATATGGACCACACAGGGAATGAACCAAATGAGATGAGTGTTAATATTAATCATCCTGATGATATTGGTTTTGATTGGGAGATTAATGACTATATGGACAATTCGGATATTAAAGATGATATTATTATATCTTGTTCTTATAGAATTGAAACTATTGAATTTGAAAATAATACTATTACTGAAGTTATTACTGAAGAGGGTGTTATTAAGTTAAATAAGTTTAATGTTTATGACAACTATCCCACCGATATGGCGGACGACATTGATAATAGAAAGTTTAAGACCTATACATCTAAATAATACTCCACAGGGTATATACATATATATGGATTTTGGTGTTAGAATAGATATTTATTAATGTATAACAATTAATCTTATGACCTCAATACACATCATCACAGACAAAGTCTATACATCGTATAGACCACCCGTGATATATTACAGAAACAAACTTATATCCTTTAGAGGTAATGAAAGTCTATTTGATTGTACAATGAAAGACATTCAATTAGAATTACCGCCTCATATTACCATCAACCTTAACAATGGAATATATACCTTCAACGTAATGAAGGAGGGTCAAATACTATTCACCTATCGTATTAATAAATTCATTGGTCTTTATAACTTCCAAATGACCTATTGGTACCATACCGGTAATTCGTTTTGTTCCTATTTTGACTTTATATGTGATTATTGGTTCCATCCACCCATTAATGAAGATAGAACAGAATTTGATATTAAAGGTGAACACTGGTCAGATGGTTCCATCCACCCATTAATGAAGATAGAACAGAATTTGATATTAAAGGTGAACACTGGTTAGAATATCAAACATGTGGATAAGTTTATTAAAAAATATTTGGTGGGTGTTATATTAACACCTACATTTGTGTTATAAAATAATAACGTTGGTGAACGTACAATCACCGAATAAAACATATGGCACGACATTTTACAAACTACACCACAGGTGAAGATTTTAATACTGAATGTATTAACTTTCATACTCATACAACCATTAGTAATAAATATACCCTTGAGGGTGCTTATTATGAACTTATGAGACAATTGGATATGGGTCCTATTACTGATGTATTTTATCAGCTTAATAACAATGACATATTTTTTACCGCCGATAATACTCGTTACGCTTTAGATGTTAAATCTATTGAACGTTCTGATTATTACGAAATTACTTTTTCACTTTATAAATCAATCTAATATGAAAAAAATTACATTAAAAAAACTCACAGAATTAAGTGAAGTTAAATTGGGAATGAAAAAACAATATTACGTTAAACGATTAGACATTTTTAAACATATACCAATGTATAAAATAATAGAAAAACCTACCGATGATATTGAATTTTATATCAAAACAATATCAGACGTACAGACAACCTTTTTTGATAAAAAAGTATATCTATGTGAGTTTAGCATGCTTAACTTAAAAGGATGGATTAACATGGAAGTAGATGAGTTTAACCAATTAGAAACAATTTAAATTAAAACATATGAAACAAATTGAAGTAAATGACATCATCGTAAGTTCAGGTGGATGGGAATGTACAGACGCTACATTCTTCAAAGTTATTAAAATTATGAATGAATTTTTAACGATTAGACAATTAGAAAGTAAGGTAGTAAGTTTTGAACCATTCCCCGGTACAACAGGATCAGGTACAAAAGTACCTACCGATACTTTTTTCAATGAAAAATTGATTAGACGTAAAATTATTTATTCTAAATATAATAACGAACCATACATTGTAATACAAAAAAGTTATTATTTGTCAGCACACAAATGGGACGGAACACCACAACAATTTGATTTTAGAAACATTTAAAAAAATAATATGAAAAATACTTATGGAATTTCAACACCAAAAACGGTTGAACAATTTAGAGAAAATCTAAAAAAATATTATGTGACACAAGTTATAGATGGTAAATCTCATATATGTGTGGATATTATTAGTAATGGTATTGAAATAGATACCCTTGAATGTATAACTGATATATACAAAATATGTAGGGATTTAGGTTTAAGAGAAACTCCGTGTATTACCCCTAAAATTCATCTTAAATTAGATTTTGATGATTGGTTTAATGATGAAAAATTAAGAACAACAGGATGGTGGGAACCTTGTTTTTGGGAAGACGAGAACAATTTTATTATTGTTGACTCTCAAAATGATTGGTTTATAAAAAAATATAAATTTGAATTTGGTTCAAAGAAAGGAAAGAAAAGTTCTTGTAAATGGTACGAGTTAGATAATAAAATATTGCGTGACTTTTACATAATGACATTAGGTGATTTTAGTGGATATGAATTAATTAACGAAAATTAATAGTTATGAAAAAAGTTAGAATAAATTTAAGTTTATCAACTGATGAACTTAATGTTTTTGTTGAAGAATTATATACAACAAAAAGAATGGTCAGTGCATGTATGGAAGGTGAACAAGAAGATGATGGTTGTGTGGATGAATTAACAACCAAACGATATGAAGTATTAAAAAAAATGTGTGATAAGTTTGAAACAGCTTATTTAAAAACTTCCCACCAACATATAGATTAGGTTTTCTTGAAATATATTATTAGGTAGGTTCGGTCATATGTTCCCTGTTTAATAACAAACCCCCAACAATTAAATGAAGGGGGTTTTGTTTTGATATATGGAACAAACAGTAATAAAAGTATGGGAGGGTTGTATAACAAAACTTAACCTTACATAGATGGCAATCTATAATAAATAAAATTTCCCTCCCAATAATATAAATATAACTAACTTTTATCAAAAGTCAAAATATTACTTATTGATTTTATAAATTAGATTTTTAACAGTATTTAATGTTCTAATATCATTTATACTAACTTCTTCTCCATCAGGTTTTTTTTCAAGTTCTTCTTGAACAACTTTAAGGAGAGATTTTAATGTATAGTTAATAACTACCAATTCATCTTCTGTGAACTTTTCCATTTTATTTATTTATTTAATTATTCAGGTAAATCACAATCATCTGTAAAAATACATTGTTCCTGTCCATATTCCCAACAATTTTCAATATTTCTTTGTAGTTGATAAAAGTTATTATTTAGTATTTCTTCAACATCCTTAAATAACTTATCATCATCATCATAATCTCCTCCAATTTCATTAGTAATAATACCTCTAAGAGTTTCCTTATCATAATAAGCGCCAGCAACAAAATCAGGGTGTTTTCGTAATTCATCATAAATGTCCCCAATAGGACGTAGTGGTGTTGTTTCTTTCATATTAGTTTTAATTTTTTTAATATACTTGAAATTGAATCACAATAATCCATACAATCAATAACTAATTTTTTACCCTTTATCATATCATCCGTTAATTGTATTTGTTCTAATAATAATAATTGAGCAATAATCTTCTTTTCTTTTTTGGTTAGTTCCATCTTATTTATTTTTAGATTCTTGTTCAATAATAGCCGAAATAATTTGAACTAACTTTTCTGGTGATAGAGATAATATAAGTTCATTTTTCATCGGGATAAATATTTTATCACCTGTTAGTGGGTCTTCTACTGTGAAGGTAGTAATTGTTTCACCTTCTTCAAATATAACTTCTTGTGGTTTTTTCATTTTATTTATTTTTACGTTCAATAATCCATTCATTCAAATCCTTTAATCGTTTCTTCAAATCATCAGTTTGATTATGAAGACAACATTGTACAAACACTTCAGTTACTGACCACAATTCATGTGGTGTTGGAATGATTCCGTGTTGTGTTAAAAACTCCAAAGCAAGTTTGGATTGAGATTGTTGCATGATGCTAACTTCTCTTGAGTAAAATTCAGGACAATTTCCCATAGTTGTTTATTTATTTAATTTGTAAAAATGTTCAGGTCTTCCGTACTTACTTGTCTTCTTCTCGTCTAATCTAATTAACTTACCTTCCTTGGTTAAATCAGTTAAACATCTACCTACTGATGTTGGTAATATGAAACATGGATATAGGTCAACCATATCCCATTTACTAAACTTTATTTGTTGGGGTTCATAAACCTCAAACATTCTTAATACTACCGCTTCTTGTTTTTTAGCATCCTTTTGGAATTGTTTAAGTGAAGGGTCTCTTTCAATTGTTGTGTTGTAATAACTCATAATATATTGTTTATAGATAAATATACGAAACTTCACCGATATTTCAAAATCTTTTGATAAATCTTTTTCCACATCTAAAATAGGTATGTTTATAAAATATATAAATCTTTTTGATATTTCAAATATTTATTGTAAATTAGCTATATGAAAAAATCCATACTTATCTATTCCGATTGGGAAGAAGATATAAAATTAATGACTCCCGCTGAAGCACAGAACTTTATGTTGAACATTTTTAGAAATTCAAGAGGTGAGGAACCTTATCTACCATCAAGAGCAGAACAGATGCACTGGTTACAAATTAAAAGGATACTTGAAATTAATAAAGAAAAATATGAAAAACGAGCAGAACGAAGCAGACAAAATGGAGCACTTGGCGGAAGACCAAATAACCCAACAGGTTATTCAGAAACCCAATAGGTTATTCTGTAACCCAAAAAACCTGGTAAGTCCTAACTCTAAACTCTTAAATCTAAAAAGATAAATCTAAAATCACAAATGTTAATTCCTAAATCACAACTCTAAACAATTTTTATGAAAAAAGATTATAAATTTAAACATCAACAACATACTACAAAATTTATTAATGAATTAAACTCAATTAATAGTATTAAACCATTTACTCCATTTAGAATATCAGATGAGGTATGGTTAGTTGGGAAACATAAAGGAAAGAAGATTAGTGAAACTCCAGCATCTTATATTCAATGGGCTATCAAAAATATGAACTTAACTGAAACAGCTTTATCTATTTTGAATAATAAATAATTTTACATATATTTATATATATGGTAAAAGAAAAGAAAGGCTGGACTTGGAGGGATAAAGAATTATCAATGAAAGAATTTTATTCCTTGCCACAAACAAGTAGAAATGAATATATAAATATAGTTGAAAAACTATCCCCAACAGAAAGAAGTTCTGGTGATAATATTATATTAAATCAGTATGGAAAGAATATCAATAGAGTAAAAGAGTTTTTAACTCTTGAAGATTCTGATTAGTTTAATTATATTTAATATATAGAAAGTTCTAAATCAATTTTCGCTCAGATCCACCAACAGGAAAAGAAGTAATGCTCCCGACCTTAGGTGGATTTTTAGTTAAAACCAAAGTATTTATAGTAATGCCAGTATGTACAAAATGTAATATTGATAAACCAATTGAAGAATATTCATTAGATAAACAACCTAACAAAGTTTATAGAAAGAAGTATTGCACAGAATGTTTTAGGGAGCAATCAAGAGATTGGAAGAAACTAAATAAGGTTAAAAAAGAACTGGTGATAGGTATACCTCAACCGAAGGAGATAATCCAACCAGTGGTCTTAGAATTACAACCAGTGTATAAAGAATGTTTTGAATGTAAGGAGTTAAAACCATTGGATAAATTTTATCTAAATAATCGTAAAAATCCAATTAGATCATGTAGGACTTGTTACAATAAAAAATATAAAAAAACTGTAGAAGAACATAATAAAGAAAGAGGAGGAAGTATAAGGGTGCGTGCACATCCAAATAATTACAGCGATATTTGGCAAAAGGAACAAGTATTTTCAGTAATGAAAGCGTTTGGTTGGATATTTGATGAGGGTACCGGTATATGGAATAAACCAGGTTTAAAAGAAAATGGAATATTTATTGATATTATACCAAAAGATAAACCAAAAAGAAGATTAGGAAAAAGTGGAGGAAGAAAATTAAAAACAGGCGTATATAATAATATTGAGGATATTGTTAGATTAGTAGAAATAGGACATACATATAATGATATAGCAGAAGTTTATGATTGTTCCCATACTATGATAAGAAAAGTTGTAAGTAAGTACAGAAATGAGAAGAGAGCAAGTTGAATTAGGTTATGTTGATATACCAAAGGAATATTTTAATTTAACTCCAAGGAGAAAGAAAGTAATTTGTAATAACATTATTGATACTTTACTTACTGCACTTGAACGAGACTTAGACCCAACCATAAACCGTATATCATTCCTTGATGAAATTTTAGAAAGTTCAATCATTAGTAATAATGATCTTGAACAATATGAAGTGTCAGCAGTGTTGTACGATTGTAGGAAACAACTATCAATTGATTAAAGAAATAGAATTATACATAGTAAAGAACTATAAAGAACTTGAAAGGATATGTGTAAAAATTACAGATAATAATGGATGGGCACAAGATTTATTGCAGGACGTATTACTCCAATTGTATGAGAAAGATGAGATTAAACTGGATAAACTTGACGATGATAGTATAAAGTTTTATATTGTTAGGTGTATAACCACCAATTGGTATAGTGAAACCAGTCCGTTTTATAGAAAGGTTAGGAGGGAAAGTAGTCTATATAATGAATTAAAAGACATTACAGACCTACCAGTCGAAGAAGATAATAAAATGGATGAAAGGTTCATGAAGATCGTAGAGGAGGAATTTGGGGGGTTAGGATGGTTCCACAAGGATATATTCAGTAGGTGGTTAGTGTTAGGATCACACCGAAGGGTAGCTAAACAAACTAAGATACCTGTAACAAGTATAGGAACTTATATAAGGGAAGCAAAGGAAACAGTTAAACTAAACGTATTTAAAAGAATAAAAGATGAGTAGTACAGACGCAAGACGATATAAAAGAAAAAGAGAAAGGGATATAAGAAAAGGAAAGATAGAAGAATATCTAACAGTCCCAACTGAACAAGATGTACAAGAATATATAAATAAAAAAAGTATGAAATTAGCAATAGAAAAAAATTCAAATGAACAAGTTAAATAGAATATATAAAGGATGTGGATGTAAAGGAACACAAACACCTAAACCAACACCTACCCCTGAACCAATAAAAACAAATTAATATGGATAGTGAATTAAAAAAGAAAATTGAAAGCTCAAAAGCTAACGGAAAGAAAAAAGCTGGGTGTCAATCTTGTAAGAAGAAGAAAGAACCAGTTATATTACCTGAATTAGTTGAAGATGAAATTTTGTATGTACCAACACCCGATGATATACGTTTAGCGTATATTGAATTGGGTAATAGAGTATTAGACAAAAAACAATTTATAAATAAAGTATATAATTTCCTATTTAATGAGGATTTTAATTTTAATTGTCCGTCCTGTGTGAATGGTCAGGCAAGAAGATTAAAAAATTATATATTGGAAGTATTAAAAAAGAACCAGTTGTATTACCTGAACTACTTGAGGATGAAATTTTGTATGTACCCACACCAGATGATATACGTTTAGCGTATATTGAATTGGGTAATAGAGTATTAGATAAAAAACAATTTATAAATAAAGTATATAATTTCCTATTCAATGAGGATTTTAATTTCAATTGTCCGTCCTGTGTGAATGGTCAAGCAAGAAGATTAAAAAATTATATATTGGAAGTATTAAAAATGGAAGTATAATGGATAATGAATTAATACCTTACGAAGAAGAAATGGATATGGAACATATCCCTGAACCAAAAGAAGAAGTTGTTAGAGCAAAAGGAGGAAGAAAAACAACTGGTTCACAAAGTCTTCAAAGATTAAATGAAGCGGTTGAAATGGTTTTATATCAAAACTTAACTCACGATCAATTTGTAAAAGAATATCCAAAGAGATATGGTGTTAGTGAGAATATGGCTAAACAAGTATGGGTTAAAGTTAAAGCAGTATTAAAAGAAAGAGCTGAATTAAAACAAGATGAGATTATTGCTAATCAAGTTAGTAGATATATGGATTTATTACAAAGAGCAAGAAAGGATGGTAATAAAAGAGTTGAACGTGAGACACTTTGGGATATGAGTAGAATTATGGGATTAGATCAAAGAAAGGTTGATATAACATCTGATGGTCTTCCGTTAGATATAAAAATAAACTTAAGTAATAACCCAAAAGATTTTGGCGTCGGAAATTAATTTAACACCTAAACAATCTGATTGTTGGGAATTGTTGTTTGATAATATACATACTGAAATATTATATGGAGGTAGTGCCGGTTCAGGTAAATCTTATTTAGGTTGTTTGTGGATTGCAACAATATGTTTAAAATATCCTGGTATTAGAACATTAGTAGGTCGTACAGTTTTAGCTCAATTAAAAACTACTACACTCAATACGATGTTTGAAACATTTAATAAAATGGGATTAAAAGGAGGAAACCATTATAACTATAACGCTCATAGTAATATTATTACATTTAAAAATAAAAGTGAGATTATATTAAAAGATTTACAAGCACAACCATCAGATCCAAACTTTGATAGTCTTGCTGGTCTTGAATTGACCGCAGCATTTGTTGATGAAGCATCACAAGTTGTTGCACTTGTCCCCACTATTTTAAAATCTCGTCTTCGTTATAAGTTGGATGAGTTTGGATTAACTCCAAAATTGTTTATGTCTTGTAACCCTGGCCAAAATTTCTTAAAGAAGGATTATTATATTCCATATGTACAAAATGCATTACCAAATTCAAAAGCGTTCATTCCCGCTTTACCAACGGACAATCCACATTTACCAGACAGTTATATTGAATTATTAAAAGAACT